CGCGTTATCTTGGCGACGCGTTGTTGCGGTCGTTTCTCCGCGCTCGAGTCGGCGCGTTCAATAAAAAGTCTGTTCGATCGACGGCGCGCGCTGGAACCTTTTCGCCATCGCTCGCGCCGTCGATCCATTTTTAAAAGGATTTAACAATGCCGAAGTTGCCGACAATAAATCAACCCGACATCGCGATTCCGGAGTCACGCGTTTGCCCGAACTGCCCAACGGAGAATTTAAAAATTTCAAAAATCCCGGGCGCCGGTTTTATTGCGATGCACGTAAAACCCGATTCGACAATCGGCGCGGGCGATGGTTGTTTCGTATCGATTCGATTTCAAACGCTCGCGGAACTTGACGAAGTTTTGAACAATTGGCCGGAATAAATTTTATTAAATAAAGGAGCGTAGAAAATGCCGGAAAACAAAGACCAATATCCGATCGACGCGGGCGGACATCCGGTCACAAACGGATTATTCCCGACGGAAGTCGCGACATTCGAAACCCTTGACGCTGCAGGCGCCGAACAAAGAATCGCCGCGCCGCAAGCGGGAATTTTGAAAAAGATCGTCGTTAATCGAACCGCGGGAAATGCGGCGTTATCGACGGTGAAACTTCGAATGAAAAAAGGGAGCGATGCGGTTAATTCTTTAATCGTTGCGACGGCGGGAATTTCTTCATTCCCAAACGCGACGGTTGTTGAAATCCCTTATGGCGGCGGCGCGGAAATCGATTACCTTTATGTGTTCGTTGATCCGGTTGCATCGGGTTCGACTTACACCGTTCAATTTTTAATCGAGAAACGCGTTGAACTGAATGTCGCGCGATAAAACGGAGAAAAGAAAATGGCGGATATCATTTACCCAGCGACGCAAAAATTCGGCGATCAATTATCGATCGCCCGCAACGACGAACCGAGTTATTCAACCGCGTCGATTTTCGAGGATAAAGTCGAAGTCGCAACGCCAAATGTCGGCGGTGAATTCAATCTCGGGTTTTACATCGAAGCGAATTGTAACAACGTTGCGAGCGCGTGCGAGTTGCGCGTTTACGATCCGACGGGCGGCGAAATTATTGCGCTCGTAAAAAAGAATCTGCCCGCGAGTGACGATTTCGTTGAATTCTCGGGAACGATTCCGATTACGGTCGTCGGCGACGGGCGCGTTTTGAAACTTCAATTCCGGCGCGTCGGTGATTTGGCAACCGTCGAAACGCGACGCGCGCGGTTACAACTTTGGAGATTGAAATAATGACAACATATTCGTACCCGAATAAAGAAACGAAACCCGACCTCGAAAAAATTCACAACGATTGCGTCGCGGCCGGGTTGCCCGAACCGATCGGTTGTCGATGGGATGAAGAAACGAAAATCTTGAAAGTGATTTTCGAAAACGATTTAACCGCCGAACAAAAAACGACGCTCGACGGAATCGTTTCGGGAGTGTAATCGATGGCGCAAAAAACGCGAAAAGAAGTTCGACTTTCTGTCGCCGCTCTTCACGCGCATTTATTGGAGGGTTTAGAACCCGACGAAATAATGACCGTTGAAGGATGGAACGAACAGGATTTCGAATTCTTTTACAGAAAACTCATCGATCAAGAAGTCGCAAAAATTCAAGATCGATCGATCGAGGAAATTTATTTTCATTACGCGCTCGATCAGGGCAAATGTATTCGCGCGCTCGATCAAGTCGCGAAACGATTCGGCAAATCGAAACAATATAACGCTCTCGTCGGTGCGATAAAAGCAAAGTCGGAAATTTTCGACAAAATAATTACACGCGGGCAGGAATTCGAATTGATTCACAAAGCGCCGAAGGGAATTAAATTCATCGGGCAAGTCGCCGTTGATAATTTGTCGTCGCGCGAAGTTAAGAAAATGATGGAACGTGAACTCGGCGAACTTGCGTTGTTACAAAATTCAAAACTTGGCGACACGTTCGCGGTAAACGATGACGGGTTGACGGTTATGCGCGGCGGCGCCGACGCGGCCGACATTATCGACATTACTCCCCGACTTGTCGATCGAACAGGAACTGATGAAAACGATTACTCGCCCGCGCCCGCGCGCGCAAGGAAAACGACGACACCGCGAATGAAAGGAACGAATAAAATCAAGGTTCGTCGAACGAAACGGAAACGGATTCTTAAAGAGAAATAAATGCCGACGAAAGCACAATTAAAACGAAAACAAATTGAGGATTTGGCGCGAGTCCGTGAAACAAAAAATGCGGAAATTCGTCGTTTAATTCTTGAGGAAAATCGCGTTGACGTTCTTGCCGCGTTGCTTGATTATGACGTTGCGCCTTTTCACGTTTTGTTGTTACGTCATAAACTCGGCGTCGATTGCGGCAACCGTGTTCGCGCGTTTACGTTGACGATCGGCCCGCGCGGGTTCGGCAAGTCGTCGATTCGAAATGTTGTTTACAATATTTGGCGAATTCTCAAAAATCCAAATATCCGAATTCTTATCGGCAGTAAAGCAAGCAAAAAAGCGAAATCATTTTTATCAGAGATAAAAGGAAAATTACAAAACGAACGACTCGTTGAAATTTTCGGCGATCAAGTCGGGCCGAAGTGGGAAGAAGAATCAATCATTGTTCGCGGGCGAACGATCGTCGCGAAAGAACCGACGGTTTCAATTACTGGTTGGGATTCTCAAGTTGCGTCGGGCCATTACGACGCCATCGTTTGCGACGATTTGGTTGACGAGAACAACGCGCAAACGGAACATTTACGCGGGCAAATGTTTAAGTTCTTTTACAAAACATTATTGCCGACGCTCGAACCCGACGGCGAGTTCGACGTTCTAGGAACGCGGTATCATCACGACGATCTTTATAATCATCTTTCAAGATACGACACCGATTTCGCCCGCGCAACTTTAATCGTTGATTGTTTCGATAAGAACGGAGAATCGATCTGGCCAGAAAAATTCTCGACGGAAAAATTGCGCGAAATGGAAACGAACATGGGTTCGATCATTTTCGATTCGCAATATCGCGGGCGAACCGACAAAATGATCGGTAAAATTTTCAACTTCGACATGTTCCGGTGGATTGATAAAGCGCCGTCGCCGACGGGAATGAAAGTTTGGCAAGGAATCGATTTGGCGATTTCGTCGTCGGATGTTTCGGCGTCGTTTGCTTACGTGACGGTTTTTCACGACAAAGAAAATCACAAATATTATGTCGTCGATGTATTCGAAGGAACGTTGTCGTTTCTCGAGCAAACGGAATTTATAATTGATCGGTTTCATAAATTCGATCCGATACGAACTGGAATCGAGGCGAACGGATATCAGGCCGCGAAACTTCAGGAACTTCGCCAAAGTAAAGACGAGCGCGCGCGCGCGGTTCGCGCTCATCCGGTTTATACGTCGAAAGATAAAACCGCGCGAGCGTGGAAACTTACGGCGGATTTTGAACGCGGCGACATTATTTTTGTTCGCGGCGTTTGTACCGCGTTGATGAATCGACTTTTAGAAATGGCGCCCGGAAAGAAAAAGGGAACCGATTTATTCGACGCGCTCGACATTGCGTTGACGGTTTCAAAGCGCGGCGTCAAACGTAAACGGAGAAAAGAACCGGGATTATTATGAAAACAAAACGAACGAAAAGACCGGCGGGAACTTTGAAAGTTGTCGGCGAAGAATTCGAAACCGGGAACAAACGCGCGATGCGCGCTCTTGTACTCGGCGTTGATAAAGTTTCTGAAACCGACGCGAGTTCCGAAGAAATTCTCGACGATCCGTTCCGAACGGAATATTCGGCCGGGAAAATAATTTCGCCGCCTTACGATTTACGGTTGCTTTCGATGATGTATGAAAATTCATCGGAACTCGGGCAATGCCTTGAGGCGATGGAAGTCAATATTGAAGGTTTCGGTTATCATTTAAAACGAACCGTGAAAGAATTCCGCGAGTTGCCAGAAGCGACGCGCGCCGAAGTCGAGTCGGAAAATTTGCGGTTAGTAAATTGGTTCGATAACGTTTCAATAAACGGGGAATCGTTTACGCGACTTCGGCGAAAAACGCGCCGTGACATTGAAGGTTGCGGAAATGGTTATTGGGAAATAATTCCCGACACGAAAAATTCCGAACCGAACGAAATCGAAGTGCCCGCCGGGTTAAATCATATTCCGGCGCACACGATGCGAATCACGAGCGCCGATGAAGAACCCGTTGACGTTCGAACCCGCCAACCGTATAAAACCGCCGACGGTTCGATTGAAATGAAAACGGTTACGACTCGCCGTCGCTTTCGCCGATATGTTCACAAACGCGGATCGAAAAACGTTTACTTCAAAGAGTACGGCGATCCCCGGAACTTAAATTACAAAACGGGCGAGTACGAAACCGAAAAGAAAAAAGTTCCTGTCAAACTTCGCGCGAACCCGATTATTCATTTCGCGATTTATTCGCCGCGTTCGCCTTACGGAATCCCGCGGTGGATCGGGCAGGTTCTTTCCGTTCTCGGAAGTCGCGCCGCCGAAGAAATAAATTTCAAAACGTTTAAAAGTAATAATATTCCGTCGATGATGATTCTCGTGTCAAACGGAATGTTAACCGACTCATCGATTGATCGAATTCAGGAATTCGTTGAAACACAAATCGCGGGCGACGGAAATTATTCAAAATTCCTTTTGCTCGAGGCCGAATCCGCCGAAGAAGAAGGACTCGGAAGTTCGGGAACGATGAAAATTTCAACCGAACCGTTGACGAAAATTCAACACACCGACGAATTGTTTCAAAAATACGATCAAAATAATCAGGACAAAGTTCGACGATCGTTTCGGTTACCGCCGATATTTGTCGGCCGCGCCGAAGATTATACGCGCGCGACGGCGGAGAGTTCGATCAAAGTTGCCGATGAACAGGTTTTCGCGCCCGAACGATCCGAAGTCGACCACGTTATCAATTACAAAATCATGCCGCAACTCGATGCGAAGTATCATCGGTTTGTTACGAATTCGCCGAACACAACCGACAATAAGGAACTCGCGCAAATTTTAAACTTCGCGGAGAAAACGGGCGGCATTACTCCGAATATTGCGCGCGCGATCATTTCGGATATTTTTGGAACCGATCTCGGGACAATCGATCCGGAAAAATTCGACGGCGACATTCCGTTCACGTTAACAATCGCCGAACGCGTAAAGAAACAAGACCCGCGTTTGAACGCGGAAGCGATTCCACAAAAGGTTGCGAAATTTTTACTCGGACTCGACGAAATCGAAAAGGCCGGAGAGGTTCTCGATCTTAGCGACGTGAATGAACTGATCGAAATCAAAAAACACGTTGAGGAGATTTTGCATAACCGATACATCGAACCGTTCGACGAACCCGATCTTGATATCGAAACGGAAAAATTGACGACGACTTAATAAATGAAAAACGTGAACACACATAAAATCGAACACGTGCCCGGATGCCGTTGCGGTTGCGGCGCGTCGTTTGATTATTCTCAACTCGAGAAACTTTCGAACGCGCAACTTTTTATAATCGACGGGTTCATTACGCCGCGAATTCTTCGCGTGATTAAAGCGAACCCGGTTGCGAAAATAAACGCGATTGAAATTTCTTTGGCCGATGCTATGACCGCCGATTTCGGAATTCATTCGCAACGCGCGATCAATCGCGCCATAAAAGTTTTGAAGGCGGAAGGAAAAACCGGCAAGTGGACTCAAACAAAAATCGATAAAATTCTTCAACCGATCGCCGACGCAATCGGGCCGCGGTTCGCGCAAGGGCAGGCGAACCGAATACTTCAAGCGGCGATCGGAATTTACAACACGCAAAAAACTTTTGAGTCGCAACGCGCGGGCATTAAACCGAGTTTCAACGTCGTCGATGATGTCGCGAAAAGAGGAATCGCGCAAAACAATTTATTCTGGGTCGGGCGACGATACGGAACAGACATCGGGCCGCGTTTACGCGGAATCGTGAATGATATTTTAATCACGCAAGGTTTACCGTTGAACGAAGCGGCCGACGCGATGGCGCGCGCGATGGGTTACGTCATTGATAAAAAAGCGGGCGACAAAATGCCGCCGCTCGCCGACCCGGCGAAAATTCCGAAGGGTTTTACAGGAACGCCGCGCGATTATTTTCGCGGCGTTGCCGCCGCGATTCGAACAACGTCAACGTCGTTCGCGTCGATTCAAACCTTTCAAGAAGTCGGTTTTAATTGGTACGTTCTTTCGAACCCGATGGATTCACAAACGACGGAACTTTGCGCGTTTTTAAATGGTAAAGTTTATCGAACGGGCGATGGCGCGCGCGTAATGAATAATTATATGGGCGCGTCAACGCCGACGGACGCAAAGGCCGCGATGCCGTGGATGACGTTCAACGAACTCGGGCGACGCGCCGGATTTGAAAGCGCTGGCGATTACGAACAAAAAGGTTTAACAACCGCCGCGCTCGCGTCGGCCGACGTTGCTTTACCGCCTTTTCATTTTCGTTGTCGAAC